TACGATTCAGCGCGCCCATGGTTGACCAGCGGGCGCCTCAGTCGTGGCCTAACTCTTCTGAGGTGGTGACTGAAGGCGGCAACTGTCCGAGCTCAAAACAGGGCAATCAATGTTTAGATTGCCGGGCATGCTGGGACCCTGCTATAAAGACAATACAATATAAAGCTCATTGAAATGTTTCGACATCCAAAGTATTATAAAGAATTACGCAAGCTACGTAATAAATCGGATCAGGCTATTAGTCATGCTAACTCAACGCGTGGGCCTAGCGACGTACGTCCTGATCCGGGCCTCAAGCATCAAGCTTCAAGCGCCAAGCAGCAAGCGTCAAGCAAACCAGAACCAGTTCAGGTTCAGGAAGCCTCAAGCGCCAAGCGACAAGCGTCCCAATCAGAGTAGCAAGCGCCAAGCTTCAAGCCGCAAGCTACAAGCTCAGAGATTCTAGAACCACGGAACAAGAAAACTGAAAAAGTTTTCTTGGGTAAAGGACCGAGGGCCTTTACCATGATAAAAGTATTGTTAGGATGGCGTTTATGGAAGGCGATTTGATGAGGGGAAAATCTCAATTTGTTCCCTTTAGTCACCTTTAATTCTACAGTGAAAAAGTGCCCAGAATTATTATAGCCCAATAGATCAGGAGTGCCGGATAAGCTAAGATTTTCAAGTCTAATCCACGAAATGTTTGGTATATTTTTTTTAATTTCTCGGTAGAATTTAGCCTCTGGGCCCATACGTTTTTTGAGGGAACATTGTCGTTCATCTAACTATACCTGAACGCATTTTATCAGGCATAATTATGTTTCTATCTTGCTTCGTTTTAAGAACTAAACGGTGAGTGTGATGATTTTTTGATAAGCCAAATACTGTATGTGTGTTTTCGTGTACTTCCATTTTATTAATCTCTTCTAAGTATCCATCTTTCTCAATATAGATGACAGCATCGCTTATGGCATTACCTTGCTTCGACCCATCTTTGCTAGCTTCAGTAAATTTGGATAAGAATTCTTGTAAATCCCTTACTCTCATTTCTTTAGCTTATCAAGTTCTTTTTTTAATTCTGTGTTTTTATTGTTGAGTTCGGTTATTACTCTAATTTGATCTATAAGTTTAGCACTCAATTCATCTATTATTTTTTTAGAACCATCTAATAAATTTTTAGTTTTGATATATTCAGACTCTTTCTGTTTCCACTCCCAAATCTCTTTTTTATGCATTTCAATTAAGTGAGGTAAATTACCTGACTCAATCTTTACTTCATTTTCATGACTCATATCTTCTCCGTGTTCTTTCAAGTTTGTATATGTACGTTTATCTTTCATACCTTGACTTTATAAGATAGTTCCCTTAAATTGTCAATCATGGGACTACCAAAAAGACTCACAGATATGCAAAAAAGATTTGCCGAATATTATGTATTTGGCGATCCTGCTACAGGCAAGGTCTGTTCCAAAGCCGACGCCGCTAAGCTGGCAGGTTACAGTCCGGACAGATGTAGACGTGAGGGCTCTGAACTTACCAACCCAAGATACTCACCACTTGTTGTTAAATACATTGGAGAATTACGTGCTGAAATTAGAGAAAAGCATGAGGTTACTATGGACAAACATTTAGAACAATTAGATAGAATTAAGGAAGCCGCTTTGAAAAAGAATTCTTTTTCAGCTGCAGGTAATATGGAAGTAGCCAGAGGTAAAGTTGGTGGACTATACATAGATAGAAAAGAAGTAAGAACAGGTAAATTAGATGATATGACAGAAGAACAGCTAGCAGAAAAACGAAGACAAATACTGTCCGATTACGCGTCTCTTCTAAAGATGAAAGTTGTGAACGGCACTGCTGAGGATATTGTTGATACACCTAAATCTTCTGAATCTTCTTCACCCAAGCTCTTGGAATCATCGTCCGATCTCCAAAACTAATCTCGTCGCTATCTTTATCGTAAGACGCAAATAATTTAATTGAGTTTTTATCTTTTGAATACAACCAACCTTCATTGACAGGTTTTGCTAATTTCATTCTGTCAAATTCTTTTTCTGTAGCCCAGCCCGAATCACTTACGCAGTCGATCCACTCCACTCGGACTTTAGGATAAGGTATGTCGGGAGTTTCTGTTTGTGCTATTGATTTTCTTCTTTTCCTAGGCATATCTCACTATAGAGTTTCTACAGATAAATTGCTATACAAAATTCAGCTTTGGCGCGCGCGAAAGGCACCACTGATGGACATAAAATAATGTCCACTTGACTAAATAATGTCCACTAAAATGTCCACTAAAATCAATTATAATTGTTGGTATTGCTACATAATTTTTGTTTTGGACATTATTCCACTTTTTTTTCATGTTTTTTTTCAGTGACACTAAATTATCTGTGAGAACTCTATAATACTGTCTTTGCCTTCTTTTCGCCATAATATTTCCTCATTGCTGCCAACTTGTCCTCAGCAGCTGCAATACGTTCAAGTTGCTTATCAACCTCTCCTGTGATGTCAATATGCTCTGGTATTACTATATTATGCTCGCAGATAGCCTCTATCTTGTAATTAGCGTCTTCGATTTCAGCTTCATACCTCTTTAGAATGGTTCTAAATAGATGATCGTTCATGTTTTCTTACTCCTTTTTGTCGTTCGTCTTTCACTGCATAAGCAATTGCTTGCTCTCTACACTTATCACCTTCTACTTTAGAATGATTATAATCTAGCCAATCAGCATGATTATTAAGAATTCTATTCATTTCCGGTGAAATCTCTTGCCGTAATGGATACTTTCGCTTTTTCTTTTTCATCAAACCTCAATTCATTATACATGTCAATTCGTTTTAGTGCCTTGTGTTTCCAGGCTCGAAGGTCTGCACCTTCTGCTTTGAATTCTTGATAATATAAATCAGGCGTGCATACCATGATAACTCCTTGTTCAATTTGACTACCGTAGACGTAGTCGTGTGCCATGGCGTACATTGCAATCTGTAAGTAATAGTCTTCGATCCATTCCTCTTTCTTCGGACGGTTAGCTTGTTTGAAGTCAACAATAGTTTCTTTGCCATTATGTAAGCAAACCAAATCTGTTGAGCCCGCGTATAAACCCGGGTAGTGTAGCATAACTTCAGAGCCATAATACTCTTCCACTGGCGCAAGACCAATCTCAATAATTTTTTTGGCCATGGGACGCGCCTCTTGTCCGATGCTTGTAAGATCATCGTAGCCAGTGCCGAGAATATAATGTTCCAAGAATTTGTGCATAGCTGTCCCCCTGTTACTACTATGATTTTTGATTCGTTCTGCTTCTTGTTCACCTTTTTTAGCTATCCAGTCTTTTAGAAATTGTTTATTTTTGGTGGCCCCTAATATCGTAGTCACACTAGGAAGTCTATAATTATCTATGTCATAAACCCTGGTCCCTGTTCCGGGGTCCGTGAGCTGTTTTCCCTGTATATACTTGTATTTATTATGGAATTTGATTGGCTTACCTATGTTATGGTACTCTTCAATATCTCTATCTTCCATCATGATTTCTTTTTAGTTAGAACATCTATCTTACCATCATGAATATAGTATCCTTCTAACTCTTCCTTATCTTTATCGATTTTTTTACCAAAGATTATTTCAAAATTCTTTTTATATAAATCATTAGTCGGTCTACTTCGACCATCGTATTTAAATTTTTTCTTCATAGTTTTTTCTTCAACTCCTTTATATAATCCTCTTCTTCTTTACGATTTTTATCTCGAACAATCGCCGCTTGTTTACGCCAGGCCCACGCATTTAATTTACCGGACCAACCCATCAACCATAAATAAAATTTTAATTTCATTCTAAACTCATCGCCTTTCTATATTCGTTTATATCTATAACTTTACCATTCATAAATTTACCCTCACCATAGTGATCTATGATCTGTCTAACCTTGGGTAGTTTTGTATGTGACCAAGGCCAGATCAAACAACATACATAGTACGCATCTCTGAACGTGCATCTCCACTTCCATTGAACCAAATACTTTGTACCATCTTTACGTAAACCTTTTCTTGGTTTCTTAACAACAGTTCCACAACCCAATACTTCGTGAACCCAACGGATCACAGATTGATCAGTCATTGTTATCTCCATACTAATTCTTTGTGATAGAGAAGTTCTATAACCTTCGCCGTTGTGTTTCTTTTTCTTTTCTGGTCGTTTGGCAAAGTATATACTACCCTCACCATCAAAGAGTCCTGCAATGTATGCTCTATCAGTTTCTGGAATCATACTTTCTCACATGTATTAATACAGCCATCACAATAATTGAAACGACTATACCAATGAAAAATAAACCTATCATTTTTTATCACTTGTTATGATCCATCTCACCATTGACGTTGTTGGGTCAAACCCATCAAACTTATATTTAGTGCAAGCTGTCAGAAGTACCATCATCAATCCAACCCATATCAGTTGTTTCATAATACTCACCCTCCGAATCACAGTCCCAACATTGATGTACTTGATCTTTTCCCTCTGTTGCAACTTTTAAATATCCATTACCTTTACAGGTTGGACAAACGTGTATTGTAACTTTAGCTTTTTTTAATTTTGCCATTTAATTTTCTCGCTTTCTCATTTGCAATTGACTCAATGGTCTTTGATATAGATAGCTTTGCATCGGGCAATATTACCTTCGACAATGATTCTAATATCTTATATGTTTCATGTGTTAACGAAACGTTTCTATATTTACTTATATCGGTCATAAGTGTTTCCTTTCATTTATTTCTGAGCAATATATAGGATTGAGATAGGATTTGTCAATATGAAAATATTATTAAGTTTATTAATCTGTTCACAGATAGCCGGCACTTGTCTGGAGCCATACGATTGGCCGGAAACTTTTAATACTCAATATGATTGTCTTATGTTTGGTTACGAGGAATCTGGTAGAAAAATGAAAGAGATAGGCAGAGCCGATGTTAATCAATATAACATGTACATCAAGTTTTATTG